GCTGCTAGAATTGGGTTTGCAGCCGTCCATTGTGCTGCAGTTCCTCTGCGCTGTTGCATTCTTGTTGCCATTTATATTCTCCTTATGGGGGCTGCCCATTAACTTATCTTATTATAACCCCTGTTTTAATTGAAGTTATCTACTACACTACCGCCATCGAATACAACTGTCCATTCTGTTGTAGAAGGGCCACCTGCATCCAAACCTACACCCAAGGGGCTATTGAATGATCCACCTTCGTAGAACTGGGATACTATGAAACCAGTTCCATCAATTGCGGTATCGTGAATGTGCTGTGGAAGATTATTTGTATCATCAATAGTTGCCTGGGTATACCATGCTCCATTGTAATAAAAGTTCACTCTATTTGTTAGAGTGTCTAACCACTGTGTTCCATTAGTTGGTGAAGAAGGAGCAGTTGAGCCTACAGCCATAGATCCTGTTAAAGAATCAACATACTCCTTAGTTGCTGCATGTCCTGCAAGAGTTGGTGCTCCTACTGTTACTGCATTTCCGAATGTACCGCCGTTTGCTACGACTAACCCATTCTTGACTCTGAAGTCTTTATCGGCTGTTGCCATTTACTGCTCCTTCTTCCAACTATTTTTATTTTTTATTACGCAAGCAATGTTCCAACAACTGTTACAACTGAAGTGTTGTTCGCTGTTGTTACACGAAGTCTTACAGTGGTGCCAACTTCAACATAGTCTGCTGTTATTGTCATTAGGGAACCATTAGTTCCTACCATTGCATACTCTGTGATTGAGATATTGTTTGAAGAGTCCATGGTTAGTAGAACTTCTGCAACATCTGTATGTGAACCTTGTGCTGTCTTTACTAAGAACTTTGCTGAACGATATTCTGTTCCAAGGAACTCATAGGCTGTTACCTGGCTTGCAGTTGCAACAGATGTTGTTGCTGCTACCTGCTTAGCAACTGAGTTAATCTCAACGGCTGTGAAGTTTGGAACAACTGCTTCAAGAGCATCTACTGCACGAACGTCTGTGAAGTACTTATTTGTTGTGCCTTCATCAAGATCATCAGTTGTCGAGTCTGCTACACCGTTTTCTGCGGTAATTGTAAGACCGTTTTCATCACCTGTAATAGTAATATTATCAAGTGTTGCACCAGTTAGAAGTTGTGCTGCTGAAGTCTTGGCACGAACATCTGAGAAGTAGAGGTTACTTAATCCTTCTTCAATATCATCTGTATCAAGTGCGTCTGCGTGATCAATTGCTGCTTGCTGTGCAAGACCAATTTCTGTTCCTGTCTTGTATGCTGACCAAACTTCTGTTGAAAGGTTTGATGCATCATCAATTAGGTTGTCTGCATAATCCTTAGCATCTTGCTCTGCTGTGTCAGCATATGACTGGTAAGCAGTTGTTATTGCTGTCTCACGGCCATCTGTGTAAGCCTCTGCTGTTGAAATTGCATCTGCTTCTGCTTGGTCAACATATTGCTTTGTTGCTGCTCCAAGTTCTGCTGATGGATCTGCTGAAAGGACAAGAAGCCCAGTCATTGTATCTCCAGACTTGGCTACCTTTTCTCCTGCTAATGTAGTAAGTGTTGAAGCGAAGTTTTCATCATCGTTAATTGCTGCTGCTAACTCATTAAGAGTATTAAGAAGTGCTGGTGCACCGTCTACAATTGCTGCTACTGCTGCATCAGCGTATGCTGTTGTTGCAATTTGAGTATTATTTGTTCCTGGTGTTGCTGTTGGAGCCAACGGAGTTCCAGTTAGTGATGGGGATTCAAGTGGTGCCTTGTCATCAAGTTGACCCTGAATACCAGATGTTACTCCATCAACATAGTTAAGTTCTGTTGTTGTTGCAGTTACTCCAGCAAGAAGATTGAGTTCTGCAGTTGTTGCAGTTACTCCGTCAAGAAGATTAATCTCTGATGCAGTAGCAGTTACACCATCAAGAATGTTTAATTCTGCTGTTGTTGCTGTTACGCCATCAAGAAGGTTAAGTTCTGCTGTGCTTGCAGTAATTCCATCAAGAGTGTTAAGTTCTTCTGCAGATGCAGTTAGGTCTGAAACATTTGCAACCTGAACTGTGATTGTGTTGTCTGCATAAGAAATTGTCTTATTTGAAAGTGACTGTGTATCAGATGTTCCAACAATATTACCAGTTACACCATGGATAGCAGTTGTTGCTGTTTCGTGTGTTGTAAGGTTTCCAGCAACTATGCCTGCTGAACCTGCTTCATCATAGTAAGCATCTACAACTGCACGGTCAAGTGAAAGTTCTCCAGCAACGCTTACATCAAATTCATTTGATACTGACTTGACTAGTGTTTCTCCACCAATTAAATCCAGAATATATTGATCTGATGCATTTTCTGTAAGAACTTGTTCTCCGTTTACGGTTGCATTTGCACCTTCAACGACTAAACCATACTTTACTTTAAAGTCTTTATTATTTGTTGCCATTTTTATATCTCCTTAGTTATGCCTTAAGTCCAATACGAGCATATCGTACTGTGACTGGCCTGATCGCAGGGTCTGGAGTGACTGTAATAGCCACGGTATTTCCAGTGCGAGAGACATTAATGGTGCCAATATTCCCATCATTGTCGATTGTTCCATACTCGCTGACAGATACATTTGTACCATCAACAAGAATTGTCATTTCAGTTGCGTAGAACTTATTGTCCCCTGCTGAAGTCTTTGATATTGAAATAATATACTTCACCATACGCCAAACTGTAGCATCAAAGTTATCAATAACAGTTACGTTCTCAATACCAGTGATTGTGTTTTCATTGTTACCTGCTGAGCCCAACTCAGTTGCCTGAGCAGAAAGGGTATCGATTAGGTCAACATAGTTTTCTTGAGTAGGTCTATCTCCTGTTTGGAATAGACTTTTAACTGATGGAATTGATACTTTAGCCATGTGGTAATTATAACACCCCTTTTAATAATCCTATTATAGAATGTAGTTGCTATAACCAATAACCTGTAAAGGAATTGGTGGTGGATTAGTCTTAGAATATCCAAACACACTTACGTTAATAAACTGAACTCTAAATGGCAAAACCTCTTCAACTCTAGCCTTTGGCTGGAAGTGGTCAATCTTTATTCTTTTTACATCAAGATCTTGAATTTGTGTATGTGCAAGTCTATGAGTTGTTCTATAAAACTCTTGTGATGGTGGTGTTAAATTTGTTGGCATTACTGTGTTACATCTTCAATAATAACCATTGACCCTTTGGCTACCGTCCAAACTCTGCCTTCTGATAGAAGTTCTGTAAGTTGAATATCGAAGATGTCTCCTGTCTCAAGAAGTTCTGATTGAGAGGATGTAAGATTTACAGTAAAACTTCCCTCTGTATCTTGAAACTCAATTGGCTCAGGGGATAAAGAAACAATAACATCATCTGTTGAAGGACGATAAACATCCATAGCAACTTCCCAATCATCAAGAAGAAGTGGCTCTCTTGCATCGTTAGTTACATAAACACGAAAGGCTGCTGAGTCTCCACGAACGACTGTCCAACGAATTTCTGGTGGTGCTGATCCAAGGGCGTAAGAGTCTGTGGGTTGATTTCTAAAGGTAGCCATAATGTTATTATATCACGACAAACCGTCCTTGAGTGCACCCCAAGTACCGTTTCCTTTTGCTTGAACAATTAACAAACCTTGTGTTCCTAAAACTGCAGAAACTGCAACATATCTTGCTGGCCCAGTTGCTGGACGACCTTCAACCAAATTTCCGTTAGAGTCAACATATATTTTTGATCCAACCGTTGTAGCAAATGGGGTTACATTCATTTGTAGAACTCCAGAAACAACTACAACTCCCTCAGCATTACTCAATATGGTATTTTGTACGATTCCAAGAATTGGCACATCTGGGTTATGGCTAGGGCTAGAAGGATTATATTTTTCTACCGTTGGCAAACCAGAAACGCTTCCAGAAATAAAAACGGGAGTGCCAGCAACTAAAGAAACATTAGAGTTATTTTTAACCTTAGAAGATACGCTTGTCATTCCTAGCGGTGGAAGAATATTATTTAATGCGTCTACTAAAACCTTAAAATCTCCGTGTACATTGACAGGATCTGAAGCAAGTGGATACTTCATAGTAGGATAATTAGACGATGATACAGGCATAATATTTATTATACCACCCTCTAAAGTTGATTTATCAAAAATCTCATGCTATACTTGGTAGTAACACCTACCAGGGTGTTATTGTTTTCTAAGGAGGAAACTATGATTAAATTTATCGAAAGAAACAAAGAGATCATTAGCACACTCAGTATCGTAGCATTAGTAACTGTTTTGTCGAACGGAGCCAATGCTGATTCAGGTCTTGATACTAAGAACAATCTTAGCCTTGAACAGGCTCAGACATCGGAAACCACCTCGAAAGAGGTTTTTTTGGTTTCTAAGGCAAAAAAACTAGAGAGTTTTGAGAACAAGGTTTCTCTGACTGATTTGGAACTAAAAGAACTGCTTTCTCTAGTAGGCTTCAAGGGCAAAGACCTTGTAGTTGCTTGGGCAGTTGCTAAAAAGGAGTCTAATGGCCGTCCATTGGCTTTTAACGGCAATCACAAGACTGGTGACTCGTCTTATGGTATGTTCCAAATAAACATGATAGACAATCTTGGTCCTGATCGTAGAACTAAGTTTGATCTTGAGTCTAACGCTGAACTATTCAATCCCGTCAAGAATGCAGAGATTGCATACTACATGACAAAGGGTGGAGAAGACTGGTCTTCTTGGAAGGGCATTACCCCAAGGACTAAGTTTTGGATGAGTAAATTTCCTAAGTAAAACTTAGTAAAGTTGCCCTGCCTTGTTTTCTTGGCGGGGCTTCTTTATTTGTAAAAAGTAATATTTCCATTGTTATCTACATATCCTTTGCTATTAGCAAAGCCATTTGTGCAACCAAACATTTCAATAACATTGTTGTGTGACATCATTCCTGCAGACTGAGAAAATGCAGATCTTGAAACAACTAGAACTTTTGCCTTTAGCATTAATAAAAACGAATCAAAAGTGTTTAGTTTGTTTACAATCTTTATGGATGGAAACTCTTTTTTAAGAGCATCAAAATTAAAAGACTTTGTTATGTATCCACCTTTTTCGTCTGCATATAGGTATGGCTGGTTCCATAAACTTTTTTGATATTCATCTACTGGGATATAGGTTTTATCTTCATCTGGTGCATCTGTTAAAATAATAACATCTGGATCTGTCATGTTAAAATGTTGAATTATTATATTAATATTTTTAAATATATTTATATAAACATCTTCGTCAATCCATCTGGGGTTTTCTTTAATCACATTACCCCTTCTTAAATGAATAACAATTGAATTATCACATTCTATTATATTGTTAAAAAATGGGGCTGCTTTTATAAAATCTCTATCCTCAGAAATTCCCTGAGAACTTGGAAGTCCTGCACCGATGGACTCACATAAGAAATATTCACCACTATTATCAAAATCAATATTCTTCCAAGGATTGTTAATAATAGAAACAAAATCTAAAATCATTTTATCTTTTTCTTCTTTTGTAGTTATTCTGTCTGATTCATGGATTAAAAAATCAGAAATTGGTGTATCATGAAAATCAATACCGTAGTGTTTTGCGTATGCCATAGCATAGACCTTTCTCCAAACCTGAGCACCGATTCCATCACCTATAATAAACTCTTTTACTTTAGCCTTCATGAATCTGTTTCTTAATCCATTCATATGTTTTTGATATTCCATCTTTAAGAGACATAGAATAATCCCAATCTAATTTTTTTCTAACTAAATCATTATTAGAATTTCTTCCTCTAACTCCAAGAGGACCAGGAATGTGCATCTTGCTCAAAACCTTGCCCTCAACACCACAGGCAATGTCTACCAACTGATTAATAGTAACCATTTCTTCAGAGCCAATGTTGACTGGACCAGTAAAATCTGATTGCATAAGTCTTCTTGTTGCCTCTATGCATTCGTCTATATATAGGAATGAACGGGTTTGTTCTCCGTCCCCCCAAATTTCTATAGAGTTATCTGCTTGTATAACTTTTCTACATATTGCAGCAGGAGCCTTTTCTTTTCCACCATCCCAGGTTCCTTCTGGTCCATAAATATTATGGTATCTAGCAATTGCTACGGGAATCTTATTGTTTCTGTTAAAGGCTAAAAACATTCTCTCACTAAACAGTTTTTCCCAACCATACTCACTGTCAGGATCTGCAGGGTATGCATCAGACTCTTTAAGTCCAGGATTATTAACATCTAATTGCTTATAGTCAGGATACATGCAAGCAGAACTTGAATAGAATATTTTTGTTTTGTTAATGGCATACTTTGCGTTTAATCTTGACTGGGCTCTAAGAAGGTTGAGATTTATTAATGCTGAATTTTCCATAATTTGAGAATCGTTATCTCCAGTAAATATATATCCAGCGCCACCCATATCTGCTGCAAATTGATAGATCTCGTCAAAGCCTGTAATTAACTTGTATGGTATTTCGTTATAAAAGTTTCCTTGGTATCCTTTAAACTGAATAACCTTTTCAACATTTTCATAAACAGACAAATCTCTTTCGATGAACTCGTCTGCTTTTGTGTTGGAAAAGTCTGGGTGCTTTAAGTCAACACCTCTAACCCAATAGCCCTCGCTTTTTAATCGCCTAACCATGTGGCTTCCAATAAAACCACCTGCTCCAAGTACCAATGCTGTCTTCATAACAATATCCTCGACTCTTTCCATTCTCTAAACCACTGCTTTTGCTCTGTATTCATTTTATCCAAGCCATTCCAAGAGTACGGACCAAAGCCAGAATACTCATAGACTGGGTTATCAACAAAGTCAAACCAGTTCCACTCTATGTCTGATTTTTGATTCATACCTCTATGAATATAGCCAGTATATGTACTTCCAATTGTACCAACAAATTTTTTACTATGGTGCATAACTAAATTATTAAGAAGGCCAAAAGACACTTCGTCTCTGTGTCTAAAACTCATAAACTCTTTACTAAAATTTTTTAAGATATAATCGTCCAACATTATAAACTTGTTGCCTTGTGTTTTTAACAAATCACTGTCTGGCTCGTCTGTACAAATAACTATAGGATTGCCATCATCAATTTTTGATATGCCAAAATCAAACATTTCCTTGGTAGTTTTT